AATAAATATATTTATTCACACCGGAGAACACGAGAACAGGAGGAGGAGGTTTCCGCAGAACGCTGCGGTGCCGATGAAGAAGGGCGTAGAGTTGATCTCTACGCCCTTATAGTAAATGTTAAATTTGGCTCTGGGACGCAGACTTTTTCATGAAAGCCCTCTTTTTTGCCCCACAAGGCGAATAAATTGCCTGTGCCACTCCTGCGCAGTGCGTTCGGACACATAAACCGCCATCGCAGCGCCCTGTAAGGTGTGCGTCCGCTTCCAAAGAACCAAGTCTATGAGCCGGAGTCGCTCCGCGCCGTCAACGAGCTGTTCCGTCTCCGCGATTGCATCCGCAACGGCAGCGCGCTCGGCCTTCGTCATCAGCCCGCCGCCCTTATAGCTGCGGATCATCCATTTTGCATAGGCCCACCAGCCGTATCGCGGCGTGCTCATCAGTAATGTTGCCTCCCTTCGCGCTTTGCGCGGTTCGCATCGTGCAGCGTCCGCATACAGCCCCTTGTTGTTGCATATCTCGCTGCGTCCTTTGATTGCTCCTGCTTGTATCTGTCCGCCTCCCGGCGGAATGCTATGTATCGGGTGCAGTCCGTGTGGCAGCCGGTATGCCTATCCGCACAGCCTTTGCACGGAGCCTGCACCGGTGTGAGCCCTAGATTTCCCTGCATTCGTCCACCCTCACACATACGCGCTTGCCGTTTACCGCAACGACGTAGCCCGTCCGATTTGTCCTGTATTTGTATTTCTCGGCAGGATAGATCCGCCCGCGAACGGGCTGCATTTCCGGGTATACCGGGATCGAGCGCGTGATCAGGATCCGCACGCGCTCCGCCCGGCCCATCACAGCTTCCCTATGTGCCGTCCATGCGCACGCTTCGCTGCAAAAATTGTATTTTGCTTTGTACTTCGATGGTGCGCGCATAAACGTTTTCCCGCAGGCATCGCACGTCAGCTGCATCGGCGGTCTTGGCGGCTTACGCTGCGTCTTGCTCATAGCTTTACCCCCTTGATGTACTTATCAAAATACGTCACGGCGACCGCCATCGCCGCCCACATATCCGCAGAGAAGCCGTAGAAGAAACCGGGGTCTTTCTTCGTGCCCTTGCCGAAGTTCGGCTGACCGAGCGCATAGCGGTCAACGAGGGCCTGCCGGATGTTTGCATCCTTTGCACTCAAGCTTCCGCAAAGATCAAGTTTTTCTTCGCGGCGGTATATCCGTATTGGCTCGTAGCCTCCCGACCTCAACGCTATTTCCCAAAACCGTCCAATCCATACGCAGGTGTCAAAAACTTCCTGCCCGACCGTCATTCCCATTCCAGCAATCATCTCGATTGCAACGTCTATGCAGTTCGCATAAAGCTTCCGATCCAGCATATCAGTCACTGCCGGGTTCTCGATCTTCCCGGCCTCCAGCACGCGGCGAATTTCTTCGCCGTCGTGCTCAACCACCACATAGCCGGATTGCGTATTGCCGGGGTCAATCGCTAGAATCGCTCCCATCGGGCCACCTCCTTTGTTCAAAGTCTTTGCATTCCTCTCCAGAAAAGTACATCCGTTCAAATTCCTTCTCCGAGAACCGTTCTGCCTTGTGCTTCAAGCACCGATACGGATAAACGTAGTTCTTTCTGTATTCCAGATTTTTGCATGTAAAACAGCAATCCTGCATCAACTTTCCTCCTCATGCATGGTTTACCCTCCTGTTCCATGCCTCGACCGCTTCAATGTATGCGTTCGTGTTCCATGCTGTTTTCAGGGCAACGGATGTCCCGCATTTCCTGCACTTTACATTGAGCGTCATAATCTTTTTCCCGAAATTACACGAACCGCCTGTTTCTTCTACGTCACCGCCGCAGAACGGGCACGGTTTCAGTTCAGCCATCCTTCTTGCCCTCCGTTTCCTCGGCGGAATTGTGCGTCAGCACCCACAGCTCCCCGGCTCTCTTGAGCCAGTAGAGCCAGTCCGCCATAATTGCATCAATCACCGCAGCCGCCTTGTCATGCGGCATGGCGAGAATCGCCTCCGAGGAAAGCTCCGTCGTATTATCTTCCATCACGGATTCATACAAGCGGCTACGGATTGGGATTCTGCAATACTTTTCCTGTCCATCAATTGTCCCACGGATTACTCCCTGGTTGCTCATGCCTTTCCCTCCATTTCCTGAATCGCCCGCTCGGCTTCGGCGCGCGTCAAAAATATGCTCTTCCCGATTGCATTTTTATCGAAAGCCGGGCCGCCTGCCGTCTCATAGATGACCTCGCGCACCGTGTGCTCATACACCCTCACCCCGTCAGTCTCGTACACCTTGCACGGCAATATAATGACGCGCCCGTCCTTGTCGGCCTCGGCAAGCTCGCGGAGGCGGCTAGGCTCCACGCCCAGCGCCTGCGCTGCCAGATTTATCATCGTATCCTCCGTAAACGGAGCCTTGATTTCCTCCGGCGTCAGCCCCGTGTCCTCGTAGGCTGCGAGTCGCTCACACACCGCTATTTCAAACGGGCAATCCTTAATTTTGCACCCTCTGCCGTAGCACGGTTCTTTAAAGCAGCGCGGGTAATAGGCGTGTTTATACGATGATTCGTTCCATTTAGTCAGTCGCTCCATAGCTCTTCCTCCACATACCGCCAGCTCTGCGGCGGGCGGGTGATTGGCTTTGGTTTTGCCTTGAGCGCTACCTCTACCTCATTTGGCACAGCGTAAAATTCCCGCAGCTCGCGCGGGGTATCGTAAATCCTGAGATTGGATATGTGCCAGCCGAAGCCGGTGGCAGCTCCGAGATACTGGTGCAGCTCCGCAGGCTCTAGGCAGGTTGGCCGCGCAGCATCCGATGGGATCCTGCCCGCGCCGTTAATGTTGATGATCTGATCGCACAGAAATTCCCCGATGACTTTGCCGTTTCCGCATTTGTAGATGTAGCACTTAAACGGTGGGTTCATCTTCGGGCGCGTCTTGCGCACCTCAATGGTCTTCTGCCCGCTCATGATCTTCTGGTACCACATCGGGCGGATGCTGATCAAAACAGCTTTACTCATGCCTTGTCTCCTTCCTCCGGCGCTTCCGGCAGCGGCATCCAGTGGGTGACCTCCACGTCTTGCCCCCATGTATCAAACCATTCGCCGTATGCGTAATTTGCAATGAGTGCCTCCCCGTCAGCATTTAGCGCAAGCTGCGGCATATCATACTCTGGCGTTTTTTCTGTCACGGAAATCCACCGCTTCTTCTCCCGCAGCGCGTCCCTCTCGGCTTCTGCCTTCGCGTTCTCGGCGGTCAGGCGCTCGATGGCTTCAGAGGCTTTGTCCAATAAATTCTCTTGGCAGCGCTGCTTATCCTCATGCATGGCGCAGTCTTTGCACTCGCCCTCTGCGCAGCACCGCAGCGCCTGCACGATTTCCTTCGCGTCTATCATATATCCTCCATTCCTTAGGTTCATGAACCACTTTCGATTCCAAATTCTCCCGTTCCAGAAGATGTTTTCTTGCAGCACCAAATCGTCCAGTGATCGAATGCAATCGCCTTTCATGTATTTGGGTTTACTCATTTGTTTTTGTCCTCCTCCTCGTTCAGCATTTTGTCTATCGCCGCCAGTTGGAACGCAGACAGTTCCTCCCCGTGGGCCTGTATGCCGTGCCGCATTTTCTCCGCGCCCTTCGGCGGTTTCTCGAACAGCCGGTTGACAGCAGCCTCTTCCAGCGGATTCAGCGGGTCATGGTGCCCCTGCACACCGTAGCCGGGCTTTGCAGCGCGGCTGTACTGTGCAGGCTGTGTTCCGCCCTTGTCCTGTTCTTTTGCCAGCCAGCGGACAATAAACGCATTGATCCCGCGCTTTGTTTTCCGTTTGTCCGGCTTTGCGTCCAACCAGCCCCTCATGTTCCGCAGCTGCTGTATCACGTCGACAGCAGGGTACAAGCCCGCCCATTCCTGGCATTGCTCCACGGAAACGGA